CAGCTTGCGGCGCGGAGCCGATAACCTTGACTTGCAGAATTGTGACACCGATCGAAGAAGCCTGAATTTCCTCACCAGAGCGCCCAGTTACTTCGCTGCCAGCGTGAGTGGAAACCATGTCTGCAAACAGTCCTACGGACGTTGCAGCCAGAATTCCATCAGACTGTACTTCGTACACGATGTTTGGATCAGTGAAGACGTGTGCTACCGCGTCAACTGATCCAGCGGTTGCGGTGTCAGCAGCCCAATACGGTGACCACACTACATCGCCATTTGCAGCGGTGTAATGACATCCGGCAAAGACACCAATGATCTCAGCGCCTCCGTCAGCTGTGAGAGCTATGTCTCTGCCTGCCCGTGTTGCGGCCATCGACACCAAGTCACCAGTAAAAATACTGGTGTCGTACGCACTTGCAATGGTGAAACTATCGTCGTAACGAATAGTCCCGCCAGCAAAATGGCGTACCGGGGTGAACCCCGTAGGTTGGTCGAGATTTGCCATTGAACGTTACCTCATTCATCGTCAGCCACCCCTGAGGGTTGTACCCTGATGCCGGGATGGGTCACCGATGTTTTATGGTCCTTAATAATCGGATGACCGGCTATCTGGGTTGACTCAAGGTCGTGTTCAACGGAGCTGATCTGCTGGGCGGTCGCCCGTTCAATCGCTTTCTTCCGTCTCGCGAGGACTTCGGAGTCAATCTCCATCAAGATGAGATCATCCACCACAATCATCCCTTCAGTCTTGTCCGCGAACACGGCGTAAATGCGCCAGTCTTCTGACAGCGTGTCTGGTGACCGAGGTCTCCAGCCTTCACGCCATGCACGGTTCAAGTTTTTGGGATCGTCCGCACCGAACAATGACTTTCTGACCCAACGTTGGGTCATTCCATCCTGACATTCTGGGGCATCCAATGAACTTGGACGTACCCATCCTGCCGCTTCTATCTGGTGGGTGGCATCGTACTCCGACATCTCGTCCACACGAGACTCGTGTCCATGGTCTGTGCCATGGGTGGTAACAGCTGGCTTAGGTGCTACCTTCTTGCTAGTTTTCTTTTTTGCTGCTGGCATCATCTTGCTCCCTTTTCGGCTTCGGCTTTGTTACGTGCAAATTCTTTCAACACCTCTGGATCGTTGGTGTCCAAGTTGAATTGCCGCATCGTGTCGAAGTCCTCCGGTCCTAGCTCGACTTTGCTGCTGCTCGTACGCTGGCGACGTGTTTCATTTCCACCGACTGGTGCGACTACATTCTTACCGCGACGTGCGTCTTGGTCGTCCTTGTTATCGTCCGTGTCGGTATCATCACCGGCAGCGCCCAAATCCTCATACAGTCCGGGTTCCTTGTCCTTCAGTCGCCTGTCTAATTCCTTGAAGTAGTCTGGCGAATCAGGTCTGTAGCCGTCTGCATAAACCTCTTTGTCTATGCGATTAGCAAGGCGCGTCTGGCGATCGAATCCATTAGCGCCGTACCAATCTCCCCGGTCATCCATCCATTGAGTCGCAAGCGACTTGTCGGACCTATCACCGTCTGGGGAAAGTCTATCATCATATGGCTGTACATTACCATCAGGTGATAACTCGTCAAGGCGTGTCTCTGCCAGCACTTTGTCAGCTTTCAGATCAGAGAGCTGCGTCGTGAGACGCACCTGATCGTCGGTGTTACCGTCCTCAATTGCTCTCTTGAGGTCGGCCTGAGTTTGCGTGTAGGCAGAGTCAGCCTGTTCGACGGTACTTTTCAGTGATTGCTTGTCCCGCTCATAGGAGCCTTTCGCCAATTGCTTGGCTTGGCCTTCCCAGTACGTAGCCCGACGATCTGATTCGTCGGCTCGCTTCCGCTCCTTTGTCTTGGCGCGTTGTTCGCGCTTAATACGGGCCAGCACCTTCTTCGAGTACTCGTCATCCTCACCGTCACTACTTGCGCCATCATCATCGTCATCCTGACCATCGGCATCTGCGGATCGTAGGTTGTCAATTTTGAGGTCGTCGTCATTGCCAGCAGCAGCGTCTGCCGCTTGTTCAGCGGGAGTGCGCGTGATGCCGTCGTCTTTCGTGTCAGCGTCCAAATCTATTGTAACCGGCTCATCCTCGTTGGTCCCGTGAAGGTCCTCGAAGACAATTTCATGTTCCTGTGGCATGTCTTGCCCCTGTTATAGATAGGCCCGGAAACTTGCCGGGTCTTTCACAATCCCCATGATGCCGTCGTCGTTCATCATGAGATACTTGACACCTGTCTTGGTCATGATCGTCTGTCCACCATAGGTGCCGTACATGATCCAGTCGCCAACCTTCGGCTTCGGGTTCATCTCGGCCAGCTTGATGCCAGAGCGAGTGACAGCCTTGTAGCACTGGTCACCCATGGCAACGACCTGCCCTACGTACGTCAGCAAGTTCTCTGACTCCAGCGCCTCTTCGGGCACCTCGATCTGAGACTCACCCCACGTCTTCGACGCTTCGTACGGTCGGATCAGGATGCGCCAGCCGATCGGCATGACAGGCAGCTCGATTTCAATGTCGGGCCTCCTTCCTATTGCTACCTCTGTCATGACTGATCTCCAGTCATTTCAGGAAGGTCAGCATCACGCTCAGCGTCTTCCATCTGGGTGAGCATGTCCTTCATCAAGCCAATGGCGAGGTCCATACCTTCAGCCTGCCCAACCTGACGGTGATACGTCTCCATGTTCGGCACCTGCCCCTTCTGCAACTTGATCGCCATGTTGCCCTTCTGCTGACCAACGACTGACTCAGCGTTACGTACGAACTGTCTTAGTGTCATCATCTAACTTTCTCCTTGCTACTCCTGCCAGTTTATCGAGCAGTGTTTGATAGTTTGCGCCGGTTTCCATTGCGGAACGGGCGAATTGTCGAGGGGATACACCGCGAACGCCCCGCTTACGCAGGAACTCGCGTGCTGCACGCACTTCTTTCGGTTTAACTTGTGCCACTCGGTCGTGCCTTTTTCTGTTGTGCAGCTTTTGCCGCTGCCAGCTTGTCATCTCGTTTGATCTTGGCTTCGTTGGCTCTTGCATCGCGTTGCTCCTTACGCTGTGCCATGAAGTCGTCGCGCTGCTCCTTGTTCATCGCCGCCATCTCCTGACGCTCGATGTCGGCCATCGTTGCCTCGTCCTTGCGCTCCTGATCGCGCATGTGTGCGTCGTCCTTGCGGCGCTCTTCAGCCTCGAAGCCTTCTTCGGTTTCGTCCATGGACATGCTTGGGTCCATGATCTCGATCTGCGGCACCTGCGCTGCACCCTGCGCCAGCTGCATCTCCATCTGCGGATCAAGCGGCTGCTCTGGTGAAAACGATCCCGGTGGTGGGAGTTGTCCACCCATCTGCCGGTTCATCTCCACCCAGTACTTGTAGCTGATGTGCTCGGCCATATGCGCCTGCATGATCGGCCCCAGCTGCTCCATCGCTTCTGGCAACAGCCCGTTCACGAAGTTCATGTGCACCTGTATGTGCGCATCGTGATCCTGATCAACGAACGCCTGCGATGACTGGCCCTGCAACATCTGCATGTTCTCACTGATCGGGTCGAGACGTTGCGGCTCGTTCTTCTGTAGGCACATCTCCCAGTCGGGTATGCGTATCGCCTTCAGGAAGCGCTCATGACACTCCATCTGGTTGTACAGCTGCGGGTGGCTGTCTGCCAGCTCGACCAGTGCCTGCCCCTGAGCGATCCTCTGCGTGCTGCTGAAGATGTTCGGGTCACTGATGGGGATGACATCAATGCGACCATCGTAGTCATTGCGCATGACCACAGAGTCTGCGTCTTCCACTTTGTAAGGATACTGGTCCGGCAGGAACTCATAGTTGAGTTCAGCACGGAGCTTGAACTCTTCAGCCGCCGCCATGTGAAGACGACGATGGATGGCTGAGAATGGCTTGGAGCCTTGCTCTATGAGTGCAATGGTGGTGCCCACCGGACCAGTGTTCGATGCCTCGCCTGTCAACACCTCGGTGCTGTTGCCGAATGACTTGCCAGCTTCGAGCAGTCGCTCGAACAGCGTAGCCAATGCAGGCGCAGGGTCCTTGAAGGGTGGCGTGTAGAAGGCACGTGCCAGCTCTTCAGCCGACATGTTGACCTCTTTGTACACACCCGGTTCGATATGCTCGTCACCCGGCTGCATCTTCGCGTCATTGGACACGTAACCGCCCTGCATGTTGGCAAACGCAGCGGAGTCGAGCAGCGCCCTGATCGTCCCTGACGTAGCCTCAGCGACACTACCGATGATGTGCAGCAGACCGAAGCCGTAGAAGCCCAGACCCGGCAGGTATTTGTAGTGCGTGAACCAGATGCGTTTCTGCATCCGATCATCGTCTTCCTTCCAGTTGCGACGGATCGACAGGACTTCACGTGTGGTCTTCTCGACCGTGACGATGTACGGCAGCGGTGAGTTCCGCTCGTAGCGCTCCTGATCACTATCAAGCATTAGGTCGCAGTGGCACTCGTACACCGTGTACACGTCATCATCGGCATGAACGTCTGGCGTGCGTGAGTCGGCCTTGTCGCGGTTCTGGTGCTCGCGATCATCCATCGTGTCGGTGGTGTACGGCGTGGAGTCAGGTAGGTCGATCTCTTCCCAGAAACCTGTCTCGAACAACTTCTTCATTTCGCTCATATTCTTGAACATGCGATGCGTGTAACGCGGCGCACTGGCGAGGTCGGTTGCGATGTATGGCACGATGAAGTCAGGTGACTGAATGAAGCGACTCACCACCATGTCGGACACGGTGTCGTAGTACGTCTTCTTGAACGTGCTGCCTGCCAGCGGCAACGCGAATAGCATCGAGTCCACCTGCCAGAAGTACGATCGATCCTGATCGAGTATCTGGTAATTCATGTGATTCTTGATGCGTTCGGCCTGATCCTGCTTTTCCATGGTCATCTCACCAACAACCTTGGTCTTGACCGGCCCTTCACTGGGGAACACCTCTTCAATGGCGCGTGCTTGGAACTGCACTACCGCCTCACCAATGAGCGGGTACGTCACTGCACTCGCTCCCTCAAACGGCAGTTCTTCCAGCGGTATGTTGTTCAGGCCCAGTAGCTCCATGGCCTGCTCCATGCGCTGCTCCCAGTCCTTGCGTGATTCAATGTCCACGTCCACCCACTCGCAGATGTTGTTCGCCATGTCAGCGAGTTCCTGCTTGGAGAGGTCGTACATGATGTTGGCAGCGTGCTCTTCGCTGTCGTCTTGCGATACACCACGCATACCGGGATTGAAGTCAACCGTTGCCCGGTTACCACGTCGTGTCACCTTCGCATCGCCAACCTCACCAGAGAATCCCTGATCAGGCAGCGCTGGCATTTCCGGTGAACGCCCAACGTCCATATCATCTGCTCGTCTCGCCATTATTTGGTTCCTCTCGTGCCGCCATACAAGCGAATTGGCTTGTTCACATGGCGCATCAAGTTGTCGTTATCGTCATCGTCATAGAGGAAGTCAGCACTCCACTTCTTCCTCAACCACAGCATTGCCATCGTGCAGGTGTCCACCATGTCGTCATGATCGTCAGCCGGGAAGTTACCACACTGGCTGATCACCTCATTGGCCCAGTTGCGCTTCACGTAGAACACGCAACCACGCTCCAAGACAAGAGAGGCAGCGTGCGCTCGCACGAATTTCGAGTCGGTGACCTTAATTCGAGCGATCGGCAGGTCCGCACGTCGCAGCTCCTGCGCCAGAGAGTGTCCAGATGATTTCTTCTCGATCAACACCTTGTCCGGCTTCCACAGCTGTGCAGCTTCAACCGCATTCTGTCGCAGCTCTGGGTATTCCATACGCTTGTTCATGCGCTCCAGCAGGATCAGGCACAGGCGCTTCTGGCCTTTGTACTTGGCAGTCCACGGCAGCTTGGGATCGAGGTACTCTTCGTGCTCGAACACGCCCCACGTGGTCCGGGCACTGAAGTCTGACTCTTCGTCTTCCTCGAATGCCGTATCGTAGCTCTGGATCACCATGGTGATGGGTGGCAGCTGCGTGTCCTCCCACTCTCTCCAGTGATGCTCCTTCATGATGTTGCCGCCCTTCGCTGAAGGGTTCTGCTGAATCTGCGCCTCGAAGCCTCGCTCGGTCAGCTCCATGGACAGCTTCGCCATCTCATTAGGACCGAAGCGGTCTTCCTGTAGTAGGTCGTTCTCTTCCTTGCGTGGATCAACGAACAGCACCTGATCGTTCTTCAGTGGGTCGATGTGGTCACCGAACTTCCACTCATCACCCGGCACTATGATGCGCTTGCTGTCTTTCTTCGCCTTCGTAATGCAACGTGTCTTCGGCTGGAAGTAACCGGGCAGGTTGAGGTGCACCCACCCACCAGTCGAGAGGCAGTGGCCCGGAAGGTCTTGGTGATGACCGCGCTGTGCGATAATCACGCGACCGAGTTTCTTCATGTCGTTGCCGCGTGTTGACATGGTGTCTCGCCACCATTCAATAACTCCTTGCCTGATGGTGTCAGAGTTAATCTCTTTCATGTTGTGAGCGTCATCCACAACAATGCGGTCACCACCCTCACCCGTTGCCGTACCGCCGACCGATGTCGCCAGCCGGTAGCCGTAGTAATTATTGTCGAACCTGCCCTTCTGGTTG